GACGACCAGGACCACTACGCTTCGATGGAAGCAGCCGGCCTTTATCTTCCTGGGCAAGCCAAATTCGCCGAGCGGTTCATTTCCAAAGATGAGCGCGACAAGGCCGACGAGGGCTCATTCGCCGGCAAAGGCAAAAGCTTCCCGATCCTCAAAGCAGGCGATGTCAAAGCCGCCGTTGCTTCGATGGGCCGCGCCGGAGCAAAGAACCTGGGCTCGGCTGCGCTGAAGCGCAACATCACGGCCATTGCCAAAAAGAAAGGCTTCGCCGCAGAGCTTCCCGACTCCTGGAAAGACGATGCGAAAGAATCCGTGGACATCGAAATTCTGGGCGACGTGATTCCGCTGAAGGAAGGCGCCGTAGGGCAGGACGGCACCGCCTACCTGAAGCTCATCGCACCCGGCCGCGGAGCCTCCGGTTTCTATCCAGCCGAAGTGCTGAAGCGCGACGGTCCCTCGATCTTCAAAGCCGGCACCAAGAACTTTTGGAACCACCAGACCGACGCCGAAGAGTCGGCCCGTCCCGAGGGAGACTTGCGCGACCTGGCCTCTGTGCTCACCGAAGACGCTCACTACGAAGACTCGGGACCCGCCGGACCGGGGCTCTATGCGCGCGCGAAAGTATTTGAGAATTTTCGGCAGCCGGTTGACGACCTGGCGAAACACATCGGCATGTCCATTCGGGCCTCCGGCAAAGCCAAGGAAGGCAAAGCGCCAGACGGCAAATCGGGGCCGATCATCGAGCAGCTCACCCGCGGCATCTCGGTCGACTACGTGACCACGCCGGGAGCGGGTGGAAAGATTTTGCAGTTATTCGAAGCGGCTCGCAAACCAGCGAGCAATCCCACAGAAGGAGGCGAGTCCGATATGGACGAAGCCACAGCAAAGAAACTCATCGAGTCCAACCGCAAGCTGTCCCAGCGGTTGGCGCTCCGCGAGGCGCGCGACGTCGCAACCTCGGAACTCGGCCTCGTGCGTCTTCCCGACGCAACCAAAACCCGGCTCATCGAGCGCGTGGTCGGCATGGCGCCAATCACCGCCGAAGGGGAACTGGATGCGATCGCTTACAAAAAAGTGATCGAGGCCGAAGTCAAGGACGAAGCGGCCTATCTGTCCAGCTTGACGGGCGGGCAGATCGTAACCGGCAACGGCTCGGGCGATGGCGCGCAACCGACAGCGGCAGAATTGGCCGAAGCGGAGAAACAGCGCAAGATCGATGCCGACCGGCTGGCCATCTCGCTGGGCTTCTCCGGACCGGCTCACAAGGTCGGGCGCGACATCCTGCGCGAAGGCCGCGCGGCGTTCGATCCCAACTTCAATTCGGCGCTCAATGGCGTCGGCGTTTCGGCGGAGGAAAACTAGCATGGCCACCAACGAATACAATCGCCGCGGCAATAATCTGACCATCGCCGCTCCGTCTGCGCCGCACTCGGGAGCCGGCCCCGCCTCTGGCGACCCGATCGTGATCGGTACGGGCGACTCTCCCGACTTCGGCCTAGCCGCGGTCGTCGAGAACTCCTACACCCAGCCCGGCGGCCTGACACCCACCGGCAATATCCCGGTGCAGCTCGAAGGCGTCTTCCTGCTCACGGTCACCGCCAAGACCGACGTGCACGGCGGCGGCAATGTGGCCATCAATCCCGGCGACCAGATCTTTGCCGACACCGATGGGACGCGCGATGCGACCACGGGCGTCTACTACGGCTTCACGCTGGATGAGAACGACGAGAGCGGCATCTACTTCGGCAACGCTCTTGACGCTCTGGCCAGCGGCACAACCGGCACGATCCGCGTGCGCTTGAAGGTTACCGGTTAAGGAGACCCAACATGAACTTTGAACAGCTATTGGCGATGCGCGAATCCGAGCGGGACGGCGGACGGCGCGGCCTGACCCTCACCGGCTCTCCGGTCACTTCCCCGGCCGATCTGCGCGAAGGCAATTTCCGCGCGGTGCAAGCCCAGCGCTCTGCCCTTTACACGCGCCACTTCGACGAAGCGCGGCGGCTCTACGATCGGGTGCTGTCGGGCGACCGCTACGCCGGCATCCTGTTTCAGGAAGCCTTGGGCACGGCCGATTTCCCCAACCTGTTTGGCGACATCCTCGACCGCTCAGTGCTGGCCAATTACGCCGAGACGCCCTACACTTGGACGCGCTATTGCAAGCGCGCGACTATCTCCGATTTCCGGCAGTCCAAAATCTTCCGCATCGACCGGGGAGCTGGCGTTCTCGATGGGCCGATCCTGCCCAACTCCTACGGGGCTACGGGATCCGGAGCTACGGGTCTGGAGGAAGTCACCGAGTACCCCATGCGGAAACGGGTCGATTCGAAGTACACCGACCAGCTCTACAAGTTCGGCTCCCGCATGGATTTCGCTTGGGAGACGATCTTAAACGACGATCTCGATGCGCTCAAAGACACTCCGGCGCTGTTTGGCCGGGCCGCCCGGCGTACCGAAGAGAAGCGCGCTACCAAGTTGTTCGTGTCCTCGACGGGGCCGAACGCCACGTTCTTCTCGACCGCGCACCTGAACAAAGTGACGGCGGCGGTCAATGCGGTGGTTACCACCGACAATCCGGTGCTGTCGATCACGGCGCTTGCCTGGGCCATGATTATCATGGCTTCGCAGCTCGATCTGGATGGCGAGCCGATCGCCATCAACGGGGCGACTTTGGTCGTGCCTCCGGGCCTGGAGATCACCGCCAAAAACATCATCCGCGCGACACAGGTGTGGATGAACGATCAGGGCGGCACGGTGGGCACGGTCGGCGCCACGCCGTTCTCCGGTGTCTCCCTTCAGCGCCTGCTGACCACCAACTGGGCGCAGGGCGTGGTGGACGTGGCGGTGAATTATTATCTGCCGATAGTCGACACCACGCACGGACAAACCGGCTGGTATCTGTTCGCTAACCCGGCCAATGGCCGGCCGGCGTTGCAACAGTCTTTCCTTCGCGGGCACGAGGCCCCGGAGATGTTCATGAAGCTGCCGAACAACGTCGCGATCGGCGAAGGGCGGATGGGACCGGGAGCGGGTGTAATGCCCGGAACGCAGAGCGCCAACCCGATGGAAGGCGACTTCGATACCGATGCCATCTGCTACAAAATCCGGCACGTCTTGGGCGGCACGCTGCTCGACGAAAAGATGGCGGTCGCTTCAAACGGCTCGGGCTCCTAACTCGGTGAGAGGTGCAAAATTTCATTCACCTACGACCCAACCGATCAGTCGCCGTTCACGGTAGTTCGGCTGCTGATCCCGGATACCGACCCGCTCAAACCCATCTACGAGGACGCGGAGATCAATATGTTTCTCTTCGCGACTTCGAGCCAAGGGCTGTTTGTCAGCGGGCAAGCAGCGGCCGGAATCGGCGTAACGACTCCGCTAACCAACGTGCAGTCTCCGCTGTTTGCCGCGGCTTTGGCGCTCGACTCAATCGCCTCCAACAAAGCGAGACTCGCAGCCATTTCGCAAATCCTCGACGTGAAGCTGGGCCACGACGCGGCAGCAGCAGCTTTGCACACGCAAGCCGAAGCCTACCGGAATCTGGAGCGCAACAGCGGCTCGTTTGCGATCGCCGAGATGGTGGTCGATCAGTTCTCGGCTCGCCAGCGCATCACCAGCCAGTTGCTGAGGCTCTTTCAGGGGTAGCCATGGCCTATCAAGGATTGAGCCAAGAACTCGCAGCGGTGATGCCCGAAGCGCGCGGCACGGGCTTGTTTATCACCACGCTCTGCTCCGTGCAAATCCCGTCCGGCACGGTCGGGCCCTCCGGAGCGCCGGACGGGCTCTTCGTGGACCTGACCGGCGTGACCGCGATCCCGTGCATGAGCGCCCCGCCGTCGAGCGCGCGCATTCAGGCGACCGACGTGAAATCGCTCGAGGAAATCATGAGCATCGGGCTGCGCCACGTTTTACTGTCCGGCTACTTCCCGCAGATCGTCGCGGCTGTTCAGGCCGGGGCGCGCGCGGTGCTGACTACTTTCGATGCCGATGGCGCCACGGTCGATACGACCGCCTTTGACATTCTTGGCGCAGAGGCGGACTCACAAACTCAAATGACAAGAATGGAATTAAAATTCGCGAGCATCTGATGGGTTTTCAGATCAAAGCCACGGCGCAGTACACCCCGCGCAACACGGTTGGGCAATTCATCGCCCAGCGCATTACGCCGGCCGTTTTGCAAGCGACCCAGGAAGCAGGCGACGTGGTGTTGCTCGAAGCGCAGGCTATCGTACCCGTGCGGTCTGGGGCGCTGCGAGACTCGGGCCGCGTCGAAGTGCGCGAGCTCAATTCCCGCGCAACCGCCGACGTGGTCTTTAGCGCCCCGTATGCGGCCTATGTGGAGTACGGCACCGGCATCCGCGGCTCCCAGTCACCCGGGGCTGGTCCATATCCGTACAATCCGGCTTGGCCCGGCATGGCGGCGCAGCCTTACCTACGTCCGGCGCTCGATACCGCCCGCGGGGAAATGCTCGGCATCTACCAATTGAGGCTGGCGAAGTGAGCCATGTCAAGCGCAATAGTCAAGCTACGAACGCTGGCGGCGGCAAATGCAACTTTGCAGGCGTTTCTTGGAACGCCTCCCGCAGTGTTTCGCTGGTGGGATACCCAGCACAATCAGGGTTCAGCGTTGCCGGGGGTAACGGTGCGCATCGTCTCGAAGGCGATCGATTATCGCATGACGCCACCAGGAAACAACATCAACGGCGTGCGCTTGCAGATCGATGTACGAGACACCGACCCGGAACACGCACGCAGCATAGCGGCGTCAATCGTCGCGTTTTTGAACACTCTCAATTTGGCAGTGAGCGGCGGCACGGTGACCGGCAAGCAGGCCCCGACGTTTTTGCTGAACCAGCGGGATGGCCTCGATTACAACTTGACGCCACCAGTCCCAACGCAATCGCTGGACGTTCGACTTTACAACTTAGAGGAGTAACCGTATGAGCATCGCGCAGGCACAGCCCGCCATTAACACCCTTTTCAAGCTGGCCAATATGGGCAGCCCGCAGACGTTCAACGTGATCGCCAACGTCGGCGATCTCACTGGACCGACGATGAGCGGCGCGGTCGTGGACGTGACATCCCACTCGACAAGCGCTCCGTGGCGCCAGAAGATTGTGACGCTGCTCGATAACGGCGACGTGACGCTCCCGCTGTATTTCGTGCCCTCGTCTTCGGGCTCGGATGGAACGCCGGCGACTCCCGAGGGCCACAACGGGACCAATGGTTTGCTCAGCGTGTTCACCTTGCGGCAATTGCGCGAGTACGCCATCACCTTTCCCGATCCGGCCGCGACCACCTGGTATTTCCAGGGCTACATCACCAAGTTCTCCATGACGGCCAAAGTCGCGGGTGTGCTCGAAGCCACCGTTACGTTTACCTTCACCGGCGAACCCATCTTGGTCTAGGAGCCAGACGCCCCGCGCGCCGATTGACAAGGCAGCGCCGGGGTTTTCGCTGGAACAGTGCGAGGCGATTCTGCGGGATAATCCGCCCGAGACGGCGGCCTTCTACCGCCGGCTCATGGTGGCAATCCAGAGTAAGGGCGTGTGGAAGCGCAAGCCGCGCAAGCGAAAACTGGCGGCGGTTCCTTAAAACATTCCTTCCATTCTTTGTTTCGTGCTATGGTAGTGCGCATGACGCACACCAATGGAGCAACCGCTCCCCAGCCTGAGCCAGGCGTACCGATTGAGTACCCCGTAATTCAAGTCGCCGGCCGGTTCTTCACCCTCAAATATTCGCTCTTCGCCCAATATCAACTGGACAAGCGCGGCGAGAACGTGGCCGAGATCATGAACGCACTCATACCCCGTCTGCCTGACGGGAAGGCGGACCCGAGCCCGCCCATGAAGCCAGGCCGGATCGTCGCTATGATGTCGCTTTTGTCGGCCTGCGCCGCGCACAACTTCACCGAAAATCACGAGCCGATCTGGACTCCGGACGATTGGGCGGCGAAGATCCCGGATCAACTGTGGGGCGAATGTTGCAAAGCGGTTGCCCAAGCCGTGATAAAAGCACCGCAGGCGGCGACTCCGAGCCCAGCGCAGCCAGCGGAGCCGAGCGGGCCGACTCAGACCGGCGGGCCGGTCCAGTAGACCGGGAACAGTACTGGGTCGACGCCTGGGCCTTCGGAACATCGCCCTACGGTTTAGGGCTGAGCGAGGAACGGTTTTGGAGATTGACGCCACGCGAACATCGGGCTTTGGTCCGGCAGTGGGAAAACTCCCGTCTGCTGCCCCTGCAATTGCACGCTTCGATACAGGCCACACTGCACAATGTGGCAGGCAAGACGTTCAAGGACCAGGTGACGGCGGATATGTTCATGCCCGGTTACAAAAAGCAGCCGCAGAGCTTGGAGCAAAAGATGGCGATCTTGGCGGGGATGATGCGTAGACAGGTAAAGTGTCCGGACTGCGGGGAATTGGTCCGAGCGCGGGAAGTGCACGCCTGCCACGGGAGCGCTCTTGCTCGCTGAAAACATCGTTCGCTCGATTCGCGCCGCGCTGGTGGTTTCGCAAGCGCCCGACGCCCAGACCGCGGCTCGTGTGCTGGACGTCGTGCTCGAAGAGGTAACGGTGACCACCAACTATCCGCCGGTCGTACCAGCGCCGCAACCAGCCGGAGACGCGCCGTGCGGGATGACCAAAGCACAGGTCGAGAAGATGGTGGCCGATTACGAGTTTGCTTTGACAGCCACGCGGCAACGGGCTGATGCAGCCGAGCTGAAAATCCTGGAGCTGAAGCGTGGCGGATAACACCGAAAATATCGGCTCGGTCAGCGTCTCAATTGTAGGCGACTATTCCCAACTGGCATCCGACTTCGATGCAGCCGTAGCGCTGGCGGTCAAAGAAGGCGCTACCCTCGCCGAGGCGATCAATAAAGCCTACGACTCGATCAACGTCACCACACT